TCAACACTAATATCAACATTGCCATAACTAACATCAAAATTGCCAAAAAATTCATTACTAACTATTCCTAATGGTACTAAATTAATATTACCTGCCAATACTAAACTGTTTCCAAAAGTTTCATCAGAAATTATTCCTGTTGGTATTATCTGTAAATTTAATTTAGAATTACCAAAAGTTTCTTCAGTGATTATTCCTGTTGGTTTTAAAATAAAACCTGCATTTTGTATGTTAATAATTCCAAAAGTTTCAACACTAACAATAGAAAAAACATTTATTATATAATTCCCTCTATTGACAGATAAAAAACCAAATTCTTCAACAGTTAAAATACTCTCAGTTATAACAGTCTGAACCTGTATTACATAGCTATTCCCAAAAGTTTCATCAGTAATTATTCCTAATGGTCTTATCTGTAAATTTAATTTAGAATTTCCAAAAGTTTCATCAGTAATTATTCCTGTTGGTATTATCTGTAAATTTAATTTAGAATTACCAAAAGTTTCTTCAGTGATTATTCCTGTTGGTATTATCTCAACATTACCTGCTAATATTAAACTATTTCCAGCAAAAAAACTTAAATTAGTTGCAACCTGAGGATGCGGTGATTGTGGTATTTCAGAATATGGTCCGGTACTCTCTAAATAATGTAAATGATTTCCAATTAAATTTTGTTCAATTGCAACACTACCACTAATATTATAAGCACCCCACATCGGATATAAAGCGACCATATTTTCTGGTGCTATATTCCATAACGAAACACCCTTTTGTAACAATTCTTTGTAAATGTTATTTAAATTAACATTCCATACACCAATATTTGCAAGATCACCATCAAAAGAATCTTCAAAATCTGCCCTATTACCAACATTAAACTCAGTGTAATCATTAAATTCCCCCGAATACCCCCCGTAACTTTCCACTGATCCAGCGTCAAGCTGTCCAGAAAATGAAGTAGTACTTCCAAAATATCCCCAAACAAAATGCCATTTATTAAGGGTAATTGTACCCAAATTCAATGCTATTTCTGTAGGATTATCATATCCTTTATGTGCAACATATAAAGTCGCCCCATTTAAATAAAATCTTCTATATTGTGTATCATTATCATTATTCCAGGTAATAAGTTCACTTATTCCATTTGACGCTGATAGTTTAAACCAAAAACCAGTAAAACATGGAAACGCAACTGCTGGTAATCCACAGTTTGATGCCAATGCACGCATAAACGTACCAATTATTTTACTATATCTTCTTGCCATTACACTATTCCCAGATTATTGACAATATCCAAGTTGACACTTTAGCTAATGTCCAACCCGATGCAATAAATTGTAAATTCATAACAATAACATCATTTCCGGATGGTAAAGTTGCAGCATTTAAAACGATTTTTAACTCTTTATACACGTCATCATCACCACTGCTCCAGGATAATTGCGATGTACCCTCTGCTACAAGCGTTAAAGATGATGGATCATCTTCAGGACTGGCTTTTTGCCAAGCAGGATTAACTTGTGCGTTACCAGTTTGTGCATCTGCCAAAGCTAATAATTTTAACTTCATAGTTTCACTTGGAATGACTGGAGGCATTAAAAAACGCAATGCCCATATTCCGTTACTTGTCAAGCTATCGGCTACTCCCAATCCTTGATCATACTTACTATTAACACCTTTTCCAACATGAATATTTGGAAAAGTACGTGATGCCGATGTTGGATAAAAAGAATATGGTGTTACAATTCCAGACATTTGTTAACCTTTCACTTTACAAATAACACAATGTTACACGCCGTGTATTAAATAACGTATAACATTATATTTACAATTTGAAAATCTTATTAGCTCCATTATCCCATGTAATAGTAACATCACCACCATTTGGGGTTACGGGCAAACCTGTTGCACTATCTATATAAGCTATCAATCTTGATGTTGTTTCATTTCCAGTATCTTTTACTAATATCAAAGCTTCAGAAACATCACCAGTAACACTTGACAATATAGCATCATTAGCATCACAAACACCTGCCACTGCTGTTTTACCAGCAAGTGCAACATTAGCCACTCTTGCAGCCGCTGGTACAGCCGACAAAAATTCATGTGCTGCTAAATCAACAGTATAATCCTCAGTATCAACAAGATATAAATTTACTGTATCATTAACCCAATCAATATCACCTGTTGCGAACGCATTTCTGCCTTTATCATATAAAGCATTAGACATTATTTACCTCTTTTTCTTTTTTTGTTTTAATTTCTTTTGCAGAATCAATAATATTATCAACTGATTTTTTACCAATCCCCTTTATTTTTGTTAACTCTTCTTTATTTGCACTAATAACATCATCTAATGTATTATAGCCAGATTCATAAAGCTCATTTGCAATACTTTCACTTATTCCGTCAATTTCGATAAATGTTTCAATGATTAAATCATCAGTTTCTGGCTTTTGTTCATCAACCTCAATTCCACTTTTTGTAAACAAAAGTTCATTCGCAATATCATTATCAACAGTTATCAAATGATCAACACCCCACCATTTATTATTTATCTTAACAGTTTTTATAAGTTTTATTTTTTTCATAATATTCCTTTCTCTTTACAATACAGTTGCACACATAAAAGCGTCTATCTCAACAGGTACAGGCAAAGGTGCAGACTGTAACATTAAAAATCTTACTGAAGGATCTTTCACTATCCAAGATTTTGGAAACCGCTCAACTGGTGCAAGTGCTTCTAAATCTTTTATAGCACCATACAAAAATTGTGCCTTTGTATTTGGATTGCCAAGAAAAACTTTATTATCTGGTATTAATGGTAATTCTATATTTGAATTATCCTCAACATACCACTCTTCGTATGTGTAAATATCCAGCCCTATTTCTGTCAAATTACCCATGTACGTTACACCATTTGGCAAAATTTGCGGATCAATTTGGCCTACATTAACACGTCTCATGTCAAAAAGATTTTTTCCACCATTTGCTGTTCCTGTAATTTCATCAGATTTTAAAAAGTTATCCCATGCCAACAGTCCAAAAACCGCAACAGTAGGAGAGTATCCACTGGCTTTGGCTCTTTCACGTTTCCACCTTTTAAGATCCTTTAACGGAGTTGAGTTTGTATGATCACTCCATTTTGCCGTTCCAACTAATACCGGTAATTGTGTTGAATCCATATTAAAATTGATAACATCATCAACACCTTCACCTTTTACATCGACTTTACCAGTTGTAAGTGCCTGTGTAGCCATCCACTCCTCACGTCTTGATACCATATCGTCAAGTTCCCTTAACTCAACACCAAGTTGTTGTGCTGCAAGTTGACCAATGCTAACATTTTTATTATAAATAGTATTACCTGCTTGTCTTAACAATAATTCACCTGCTGTTGTAACAATTTTTGGTTTAACATAAGCTGGTTTATATGACTGTGTTTTATAACCAAGTTTTTCAACAAGTTTACCCGCATGTTTTGGATTTACAAAAGGTGCCAATCTTCTTTTTCCTTTGTAAATATCAATATCAACATATTCACTTGTAAAAACTTTCCCACCATTTCCAAAAAATGTTTCCCTCATAAACGTTCTAACAGGTTTACGCTGCTCAATAACACCTAACATAGTTCTTGTTTCATACATATTTATTTCAAAAGACATAATTACTTCCTTTCTTACGCTTTAACTGCTGAATCAGTAAAAATTCCAAGTTCTCTTAATTTGTCAACATAATCAATTATGTTATCTGCCCCACCTACATTTAATGCTCGTTCGTTAAATTGTCCTGACCTATACCCAACAGATACAGTTGCAGCATCAAAACCACTTGTTGTTGTATCAACATCTTCCGCCGCTATACAATAAGCAATTTGGCTTCCGTCACTATTTGAAGAATCTACAATTTTACATTCTCTTGAACCTACAACAACAGCTATTATAAAATTATCTCCAACAACATAATCAGTTGATCCATCGTTAATAACAAATGCAATATTTTCATTGTCATAATTCACTCCAACAATAGCATCTTGTAAAGCTAACTCATCAGGTGATTCAACACTAAATACACCACCATTTGCAACAACCTCTTTACAAGTTACTACATAGTTTCCTTTTGTGGTATAACGTCTTCCTTCAACACCTGTTAATGTTCCATTTCCTGTATTACTTCCGCCTGCCGTTCCTGTTATTGGAATATTAGTTGTAACACGTCCTAACACATCACCTTTTTTTACAACAACATTCTTAACAATAGTTATTTCTATTGTATCAATTGATTTGTCACCTGCAATTAAATTGTCTGGTGTATATTCCATCCAAAACCCCACTTTTTAATTTATTTATATTTTCTGTTCATACTATTTGTAGCTGCATCTATAAAATTCTTTACACTTGCAGTATTTTCAACATCTTGATCTCCAACATTATTACCAATACCATTTAATGATTCTGCAAGTTTCTGCTGTTCCTCTTCAAGTAACTGTTTTTTTGCTTCTATCAATGCATCTTTTCTTATTTTTTCAAGAGTATCTTGTTTTTCTTTTTCAAGAGCATCTTGTTTTTCTTTTTCAAGAGTATCTTGTTTAATATTTTCAAGAGCATCTTGCTTTGCCTTCTCCATTATTTCATTATAAGCCTTTTTATCACTGGCTTTTAATTCTGCTAATGTCATATTGACACCTCCGTTATTATTTGTTAATGATTTTATTAAATCGTCAAGTGTTGATATTTCATCTATCATTCCATTTTGTAAACCTGATTCTGCAACAAACATTTTTCCACGTCCATAATTATTATGTACATTTTCAAAAGTTGTTTTTCTATTTTCTGCAACTGTATTTATAAAAACTTTATTCAAATCATTTATTACACTCAATACCTGCTGTTTTCCAGCGTCTGTTGTTGGATCTAATCTTTTGTTTTCGCTAAGATCTGACACGATCTCTATATGTCGAATTCCTTGTTTTTTATTATACTCCTCATTATCTTCATAAGTTGCTACAACACCAATACTACCAACCTCTCCAGTATTAGAAGATATTATTTTATGACTTGCACTTGCTAACCAATAACCAGCACTTGCAGCCATCCCATAAACATACGAAATTATATTTTTGGTTTTCATTCCTGTTTTTATAATATTTGCAGTTTCTGATACTCCTGTCACATCGCCTCCAGGGGTATCATACACATTTATTATAGTGTCAATACTTTCATCTTGTAAAGCTATTTTAAAATCTTTTTCAAAAGTACTAAGCTTTACATTTGCCCCATAAGACATTGGAACACTTGAAGACCGAGGAAACACAACACCTATAACAGGTATTAAAGCAATATTTTTAAACCTCACAGCGGTATATGTATTTTCTAAAGATGAAAAACCTAAATTTGCAATTGCCTCATGTTTTATTATTTTTCCATCATCAGAAATATAGTTTTTATAACTATCCCCGTGAAAAGATTTAGCAACATCAATTTCATTTAAACTTACTTTATTTACAATGTCAATTAATGAGGTTAAAGCTGGCTCATTCATTGCCCATTTACGATTTATTAGTGTATTTAGTAAACTCATTTTTAATCCTTAATAAGTTGTATTGGAATATTCATAATATCTTTTCTGTAAAGCTCTATAGTATAATTACAAGTTATTTTAGTATCATTTCTCCCAACCCCTTCAACAGTAAATTTAATATCACTCATTGAATTTAAAAAACGTCCCCCAGTTGATACAATAGTTTGAAATGATGATCCTCTTGATGATAATGCAATATTCCCTTTATTTAACCACGTCTTACCAAAGTCACGCATAAACAATTTTATATCTGCATTAGTTTCAAGAATGTTTTTTTCGTTTTTAATTGCTATATTAATAACCTTTAGTAAACCATAATAATTTGATGGTATTCTAAAATGTGTCATTAATGTTTGTTGACTAATAATACTAAACCACGCCTGAATATTATTGTCCGGAGGAATTCCATTTAGTGTATTACCTGTTGATACATATACATTTCCGACTGTTTTAGTAGTATCATTATTAAAAATTCTAATACAATTTAAAAATAAAGCATCGTTTCCAATATTTATTTCAGTATAGCCCTGTAAATTTATTTTAAATGTTTCATATATACCATCTTCATTCATACAAACGATTAATATTTGTTGATTATCATTGCTATTATCCGATGTTAAATATAATTTTGTTGCAGTTGTTAAATAATTTAAATTATGACTACGGTCCCATATATCTCTATTACTATCACCAGTATCAACATCATTAGAAACCCCAAATTTATTAACAATATCAATACCATCAATTAACCCTAATATTTTTTTAGTATTAAAATCAAAATTATCTTCTTTAGACATTATTATTGTCCTTTTGTAAATTCTTTTGTTCTAACGTGTGTTTTGTCAATTTGTCACTATTTGTACTAATATCTAAACTCTCCAAGTGATCTATTTCTTTAGAAAAGTTATTCATACCAACATACCAATCACCACCCACAATTTGTTGATATTCTCTTTCACGTGTAGTTATTCTATTTTCAATACGTTTAACCGCTGCATTAGTTTCTTTTAACGGATCAATCATTCCTTGCCCAGCCCCAACCCAATCAGCCCTCAGCCAAGCTTTTCTTATAATAGCATCATCAATAAATCCAGGTGCTTCAATACGACCTTTTGCTATTGCTTCATACATAAAAGTTTCATAAATAGGCTCAAAATAATGATTAATCATAAATTTTCTATATAACATAAAGCTTTTCCAAGCCTCTTGTAAAGCTGCCTTACTTGCTGAAAATGATTTACCAAATTCCATCATTAAAACCTCATGTGATATACCTAAAGCTGCCCCAATTTCTTTTGCTGTTGCATCTGCAAACTTTTCATAACCGATTATAGGATGTTTTGGATCCGCCATTGATATATCTTGATTTTCATCAAGCTCTAATATATTCGCATTCCCAATTTGATAATTTTTATCATCAGAATCTTGTGCTTTTGTTACTATTTTTTCTGACACATTAACTGATTCATCAATTCCGGAATCTAACGACGGAGGAACATAACCTGTTTCAAGTTGTTTCCCTGTGCTATTATTAACAGATTTAATAAACACAGTAAACATGGCGTTTAATATAGCTGCGTCAATTTCAGCCTTTTCATATCTTGTTCTCTGTTTAATTGTTTCAATAATAGGGGCTAATACCCCAACACCTTTTCTTTGACCAGGTCTTGTTTTTCTAAACAAATGTAATATTTGTTGTAAACCCATTTTATTAAAACGTTCTATTCTTTCCCATTTTTGGCGATGTAAACCATTTATACTAAGTATATCTGTTGCATTTTGCTTTATTAAATGATAAGCAATAGGTGCACCAAGTCGATTAACTTCAACTCCACCTGCTATTTTATACGTTTCCATCAAACCCATAGGATTAGTACAATAATCCGCTTCTATAACTTTTATTTTTGTATTATAAGTTTGACCATGAATTTTAATTGCTGGTAATGCAACAAAAACATCACCTGATAAAAGCATATTTGTAAATACCAATACTGCATTTTCATTAATGTTATAAGTTAATTCCGCGTCTGAATAAATACTTTCCGAAAATGCTTCCCATTCCCTCTGAGTATTTATTTCCCATTTTTTAGCAGCTTCATTTCCTTCACTACCATTAAAACCAAGAAATTCTCGTTCTATTTGAGGTTTACACTTAAGACCTAAACCAAGAGAATTTGTAGAAAACCTCTCAATAGCAGCATGTGCAATAGGTGAATTCATATTCAAATCTCTTGAACTTGCTCGCATAGATTCACTTTTTGGAATAATATCTGCATTTGAATTGTTAGCTGTTGCAGACCAGCCTCGCATAGATCTTCTATTACTCGTATTAGTAATAAAACCTTGATCTGACAAAACACCCATAGAATTATTAAACGCAACTTTGTTCATAATTCTTTCTTGTGCGGCTTTTGGCGATATAAGAGCAATTGTTTTATCAAGTAAACTAATTTTTATTTTTCGCTTGTTCATAACACAAATATATTAATAAAACTATGAGAAAAATAGACAATTATTAATTTTAATATAAAAAAATGTTTTATTGTCAAAAATGAGGCGTTATTTATAAAACAGATAATTACTATATCTCTAAATATCATCAAATATTATAGGTATTTTCACTTTTATCTCTTCTAATAAACTATTCATAAGTTGTTTAATTTGTGGATGTGCAGTTTTTGAAGTTCTTTGCTCTAAAATAAGTTTCCATTCTCTTAAATTTGCAGTTATTATTATCTCTGTCTTCAAAGAATTAGGTAAAACACTTCTGGCAAATTGTGGCTTAACACCTGCTTTAATCATATTTTTATATGATATTTCAGCCAATAATAATGAATTTTTCCATATACTATACTGATTAACGTCTAAAAAATCAGTTAAATCTATAAATGTTATACTATTTCCAAACTTATCATTACTATAATTACAATATCTTGTACTTTCTTGTGTAAAAGAAGCTAATCTATGCCGTACTAATTCATGTGATATACCCCTATCGACAATAAATTTAATTGTTATTTTTTCATGTTCAATAACAGATAAATGATTTTTTTTTATTATCATTTTAATAAAATTTATATAAGATAAGTTTGTAATTTTATTTTCACTCTTATACGCTGTTCTTCCACATAATTCAATATCTTTTAACAGTTGTTTACTATTAATTTTAGTTAATATTTTATAATTCTGTTTTATTAGTTTCACTTTTTCCCTTGACTTTAAAAGGGCAATTTTTTACAATAAAAACCGGCGGCTTTTTTATGTCCACCACCACCATATTTTTTGGCAATTGTACCAACATCAATATGATTTTTTTTAGTAAACAATGTGATTTTCCACATTCCTTTTTCAAAAACAAATAATATTAAAATGTCAAATTTATCATTATAAATACTATCAAATAACAAAGAATTAGACATTCCTTTATTTGCACATATTGCATTTAACCCCTCGAAAACAGTTTCAAATCCAAAATTTTTTACATATTTTTCATTTGTTTGTTTTTTATATTCTAAAATCAATTTTCCTTCACCTATTATTTTTTCTATAACATTGTTTTTAGATCTAAAGGTTAATAATTTTTTCCAGAACTTGTTATTTGTTGGTAATGTATTATATAACCACATCCCAGATTGAAACTCTAATACGTTTTTTGTATGATCCCATACATCATATCTTCCAAGTAATCTTACAGTTTCATTTTTTCTATTTGGATATAATTCTTCAAATGTTAGTTCACAACCGGCTTTTCCAACTTCTAATCTTTGCCATTTTGAAGCTACAAAATTGTTTTTTTCAGCTTCTTTTATTGCTGTAATATGGTGATCTATCCAAATTAAATTGCACATTTTATTTAATTTTTTCATTTTTTTAAATGGCTCTAAAGATATATCAACCATAAACACAATTTCACCACGTTTTATTTTTTTCCAATTAAATTTATCATTATAATTCAGACCAATCATTTCACATTCAGGATATTTTTTTTTAACAATTGCTCCAGAACAATGACCATCCAAATCAACACTATGATAAAAACATTTCACATTAAACCCCTTTTTTTAAATTTTTGAAAATATGTTTTATAATTTCAACTGTCCAACCATTACCTAACATCTTATATCTTTGAGTGTTAGATACGCAATTTGTATAATCATATGAAACTGTTTGTAATCGTTCGCATTCAATTGGTGTTAATTTTCTATAATATAGTTTTTCATCAATTAGTGTGTGTTACTTTAATAGCATATTTATCTATTTCACTCGCATAATAATTGTCATATTTTATTCCAATACGATTAAGTGCTATCTGCCCACTGGACATACCATCAAATAAACTCAAAACATTCATTTTTTTAAAACCTATTCTTGTTTATTTTTTTATTACTTACTTTTGATTAAAAAATCTTAATATCATCTAATCATCTCTAAATATAGCTTTTCTAATTCTAATAGTACCAGCACCTCCTGCAATTGCCAACTGCTGCTGTAATTTTTCAATTCCCTCTTGTATCCATTGCATATTGGCACGTGTAAACGTCCTACTACCTATCGTGTAAGATTGATTTTGCAATATCTTTCTTTCAGCTTCTAAATATTGGTTTAATCTCTCTTGTATTTGTTGCTCTGTCATTTATACTCCTTTTGTTATTAATATAATTAATTTATTCCAGTAGAGTGCACTTTTCTTTTTGTAGTATTGCGTTTTCCATAAGCAACCTTAAAAATTTGATTAACAGGTAAAGAATCAAAATCTGGATTTAATATATTTAATGCTGCTATATTATACGCCCTTACATCTAATGCCTCATTACGTTTTCCTTTTGGCAATATCCATTTTAGCCTATATCTACCAGCACTCCAAACTTTTTCTAATTTTTCCGCTGTCAACATCCCAAAATATGCCATATCATAAGGTTCTTTATTTGGAAAATGGCAATATCCAACTCCAGGAGTATCTATTTGTAATTGTGTATAAATTTTACTTTTTATTTCATCAACATAAGCATTAAATGACCAAACACCGTATTTATTACGTTTTTTTGGTCTGTCAATGTAACCATGACCCCACCCAGACCTTCCTTTAATTGGAAAAATATTTCTATGTTCCCGTAATCTACAAAAATTATACACCTGTTTTGTTAAATATCCACAATCTAATAATGAAATTGCAATAGGAATTCCATTTCCCTTTTCGTGTCTCCACATTTTTGCTAAATATCTATCTAATAATCCCCAAACTTCATTTTGCTCTGTATCACCCATAAAAACATGATAATCTATACTATAACTTTGCATGTCACGTGTCCATCCAACAATTTCGGTCTCAATTCTATTATCTTGTATATCACTTGCACTTGTCAACAACACAATATCACCAGGAACTGGTGCAACATAATCTTCTTTTCTTTTTTCTAACCATGAAGTTTGAATTGTTTTCCCTGATTCTTCCCATGTTTCACCCAACACAGTATTTATAAACGCTTTTAATAATGCTGGATCTCCTTTACTTATAGCATCAACATATTGCTCAACAGCATCTTTCCAACTATAAAAACCAAAAGGTGAATATAAAGAGTTTATGTGAAAACTTGGATATAATGCTTGTGGATTTTCAGCAACCCACTTCCCTTCCTTCAAAAATTTTGTTTTATGGTTTTCTTTTATTAGAACACCACACTTTACACACATTAAACCAACGCTATTATAATCAACAACCCCATCTTTTGATTTAACCCATTTAATATTTTCCCAACGTATATCGTCATAATTACCACAATGTGGACAGGGTATTTTATAACGTTCTTTTGTTCCACGCTCAAATAATGGTTCAATAACACTTGTTTCTTTTATTGTTGGAGTTGATAATCTAAAAATCTTACTGTTTGGATAATTTCTTGTTCTTGCAATTGCTAATTGTGAAGGTGATCCTTCGCTTTGTATATCTTGTTCATAAGAATCTTCTTCGTCAAGTATTAAATCTTGAATAGGCATTGAACGCAAACTGCTTGCACTATTAGCACCTGCAAATCTAATCATACCACCTGCAAAAATTTTAGTTCTTTTAGTATCACCAACAGCCCTGCCCTTTTGTATAACTCCAACTTTACTTTTAACTGTAGGCATTGCTTCAACTGCTGGATCAAATCTTTGATCCATAAAAATAGAAATATTATCAAGTGTTTTTTGCACATATAATGTAGGACAAGGTGCATAATCTATAGTATATAACATCCAGTTTAAAGCAACTTCAGTAAATCCAAGTTGTGCACCTTTCATAACGACAACTTGTTTTTTAGGATTATTTGGACTTAACAAATTTTGAATACGCTCTAAAAATGGAAACCTACTTGTTCTCCACAAACCAGCTTCATGTGCGGAAATTTGTGGCAATACTCTATATGTATCTGACCATTCTGTTAAATTCAAATGTGGTTTTGGTGCTAATGCTTCAGCAAACTTTAAAGCTATTTTATTTCCTATCAGCTTTTTAATATCATATTCTTTTTGTTTTGCTTGCATATATAATTATTCAATAATTTCTAAATCAAATTTTAATTTACTTAATGCAAATGTTAATTCTTTTTTTAAATCATCTTTTATTTCTTTCCCGTTTTCCATACTTGCATATAATTCTGAAACCCTATCTGGTACTGCCATAACAGCCTTTTTTACATTAACTGCAATTATTACAGCTAAATCAATTTGTTTTTGTGTATCTGTTAATGCATTTATTTCTTTTAAATATTTTATTTTCGCTTGTTTTGCTAAATATATTTGTTTTACTGTTTCAGCTTCATTTCTTGACATATCATTTGTAAATTCTGTATCTGTAGGTTCAATTACATTCTCTGATATATCAACATTTTGTTTTATACTATCTTTTTTTTGTTTTATTTGCTTAGATAAAGTAACATTACTCTTTTTTACTTTTTTTGTTATAAGAGTTTTAGTTGTTTTTCTCGTTGATTCTTTTTTAATATCAACATCTTTAATTAATCCTCGCTTTAATCTTCTTTTATATATGTTTGCATCTGTATAAAAAGAAGGCTTAATACAAACTTTTCGTATTGTTTGTAATGTTTTTTCATAATTAATTGTTTTTTTTTCAGAATTGTAATATTTAACTTTACCACGTTTTAAATATGAATACCAGGTTGGAACACCAACCCCAATTAATTCACAAAATTTTCTAACACCAACTATTATTTTTTTTGCCATTTTGTAAACCTTTTTTAAAATTAACTATTACAATCATAAATATACATATGTTATACAACATAGGTGTTATACAAAATTGAACCATTGTTGGTTTTTGAATACACGGCGATTC